GTAAGGGTAGATCAGATGAGGGTTCCAGTACAACTGATGCTAAGGCACCAGATGAGAGCAGGGGTGGATCGGATAGACCACGCTTGCGTGATAAGATAAAGCGTGGTATAAAGAAAGTCGTTGGTAAGGCTGCTCGTGCCGTCTCCAGAGGATCAAGGAATGTTGCTCGGAGATTAGGTGAAGAGAAGTATGACTGGCGATCTAAATTGGAGGTCAAAGAATGACTACTACATCACGATTCCAAGCTAACAAAAACGACGAGGGTGATAAGAATTCCCAAGCCGTTGGTAAGCTGAAGAAAAAGGTGGTCAAAGGTATCACCGTCAATCCAAAAAAAGAAGATCTTATGTCAGAGAAATTAGATCCCGTCGGCAAGGAAGATGCTGACCTTGACAACGATGGGAAAAAGAATGACAAGAACGATAGGTACTTGCGTTATAGAAGAAAGGTACGTTCATCTGTCATCAAAACACAAAAAGAAGCATTAGAAGCATTACGTAATAAGAATCTCGTACAAGAGGAAGAGCAATTAGATGAAGTCTCTGCTGTAACAGCAGTTGCTACTCCTGCTGCTGTTGGTTCTACATCACACAGCAATGTTAAGAGAGGATCTGGTACTGATGATGCTAAGAAAAGAATGAAGCAGAAACTTCTTGCTCAGACCGCTGAGTATGACAAGAAGCGGAAAGAAGCACGACGTGCTTGAGATAGGTTATGAACCTACTAGAATACGACAACGATGCTGCTGCTGATAAGATAGCACGGTACAAAAAGGAAAAGGAATCTCACAAAGAGTACCTTTATAAGTCCAAGCATGGACCTAAGAGGTACAAAGAGTTTATGAAGAAGGATGCTGAAGCAGCAGCAAAAGGCATTCCTAAGAACCCCAAAGGGATTAAAGCTCTCCACAAAGGTAAGTGGGGTTATATGAAGAACAGGAAGTTTACTCCTGATTGATGCTATATAGAGTACTATACTCTAATTGATCATGGTTAACTTTTTAATGCCTATTGCCATTAGTATTATTAACAAGGCAGTAGATAGGATCCCAGAGGATCTAGACTCAGTAATTAAAGACTTCTTAATTAAACTACTTAAGAAAGCAGCAGCTAAGACTGGAAACAAAGTGGATGATGAACTAGTCATCGCTCTCCAGAAAGCACTGCTAGAGTCTTGATATTATAAATAAAATATAGGAATACTCACTGTCCAGAGGAGAACACAATGTCTGTCGTAGGAAAACTTGACTCAGCAGCGTTTAGCAATACTATTGGTGTCACAAATGGTGACGCAACCGTATCTAAAAATGCTGGTGATACTGTAGTTGTAGGTGACGTGCTTGACATCAGTGGCGTAAGCTACATTGTCAAACAAGTAACCAGCACCACTGCAATCGAACTGCATAAGAATTATGCAGGATCAACCGCAACCGTTGCTGCTGCGGCAGTGCTACGAAGAACTCCACCTAAAGCAGTTGCAGAGTATGTAATTGTTGGTGGCGATAGTAATTCCTATGATTTAGTTTTTGTAGACACAACTGAGGACAGCATTGCGTCTAACAAGAGTCGTGGTATTTCTGGACCTGGTTGGTGGCAGTATAGAACATATACTTCACACAACGGTGACGAAAAGCATAAGGCAGAGTGTTTAGTACCTATGAAGGTTGCTGCTGGTACTTCTGGAGACTTTGGTGACGATACCCTCGCTGCTGATGTACTTGAGACAATCACAGTTGGTACACAACCTGCTAACTCCACCTCATCTTCTGGTGCTGGAACATTCGTTGCTGCATTTACAGTCGATCAGTCAGGTACTAAGGTTTACAAGTGGCAACGTCAGACTAAGACCGCTACTACTCGTTGGGTAGATATCGTTGGTGGTGCTGGTGGATTAGACACTGGTATTACATATGCAGACTTCACTACAGCAACACTGGCATACAGTGCACTTGCTAGTGATGCACTTGATGGATACAAGTATCGTTGCGTACTGAACACAAGTAAGGGTGCTGAAACCAAGTACACTAATGGTGCTGCTACACTTACATTCGGTAACTAATAAGTAACGTTGTATATTATGTAAATGAGATTTGAGGAACTGAATGAGAAGAACCATCTTCTATTCGCCATTAAATATTATGAGAACCCACATTCAGTTACCATAGATGACTTCCTAGAAGACATGAAGAAGTTTAAGTACCTTAAACGGTTACTTAAACGGTATCTGAAGACCAAAGTATTAAGGACTAACCTTATACTTAATCATTTGATAGTTCTATATAATGTTTTTGGCGACGGTACATTACCTCTGTTAATGTACAAACTCGAACCAGAATACTGGTCTGCAGTGAAAACATTCCTAGTATATCTAAGCAGGTATCCAGATGACCATCAAGGTTGTCTGAAGGATGTAGATACAGATCAATCAATACAAGGAGTCCTAGATCAACTGTGATTAACGAAGATGCCCCAACAATGAGTGCTGGTACTGGTGGATTCTCTGGATCCTCTGATGCCACTGGTCCTGTTGCGGGTTTTGATCCGATGTTAGGTGGATCAAACGAGAAGAAACCCAGTTTGACCAGGAGAAAGCCTAAAAAGAAAAAGTATGTATGTAAGGAAGGTCTTGCTTCGCACGAGAAAGAAGCAGGTTACCTTCCATTTTTAATTTGTTATGATGGAGCACAAGAGTATGTGCTTTATGGTAAGTCCGAGCAGGAGATTAAGATCCAACTCAGAAAGATATACCGTCCTGAGAACTTCAGTAAGATATATGTTAAGAGATTGTATCCTAATCAGGTGATACAGTTCTACTTTAATAAACGTAAGCAAGCACTGTCCAACCAATGACCAAGACTTTACACAGACTGCCACTCGATGAGTGGTTTGATGATGTACCACACCCTCATGACAGTATGCCTATCGCAACTGACAAGAGTGCTGAACCGTCTTTGCATGAGAAGATGTATAGGTTAGCAACTGCTAATGGCTCCACTATAGGTGGGTCGGAAAATGCAAGAAGTTAACGGAGCAATATTAGAAAGACTGGAGAGAGTAGTAGATAAACTCTCAGAGAACTCAACCAAGATGGGTGAGTTACTTGCTGTCCATAATGAGAAGTTGGATAAGCAGGATAGAATTGATGCAGTACTCTTTGAGAAGATTGAGTCAGTGCATAGAGAAGTTAATCGTAGATCAGAGGAGATAAAGAAAGGTTGTGAAAGAGATATCCGTAAGGTTGATGATCGTCTTCAGGTCATGGAGAAGAAAATGTGGTCTATTTTTGGTGGTCTTGCTATTATATCTTTCATCGTTAGCCCAGTGGGACAGAAAATAATCCGTCCACTCTTGACAGATCCAGCACCACCTACTATAGTAGTATCATCAGAAACTAACATGGTATGAACTTGGTCGATGACCTTTATATTAATAGGTTATCCATTAGACTAGAAAAATTTAAACGAGTTAAGAGCTCACTTTACAACTTCCGTTGCCCTTACTGTGGAGATTCCCAGAAGAATAAGAACAAAGCACGGGGGTATTTTTTTCAGGTTAATGGTCGTATGGTATTTAAGTGCCACAACTGTGGTATAGGTAAGACTACTGCTAATTTTCTGAAGGAGCAAGCACCTGATCTTTATAGTGAATATCAGGTAGAAAAGTACCGTCGTAATTCGACTGGGAAAGGTACAACTGTGGAAAAATTTAAGGTTCCTGACACGACTCCACACTTTAAAAAATCAGATGATTTGCAAACTATCGAGAGTCTAAATATTGTACATCCTGCCAAGAAATATTTACTGAACAGAAAGATTCCAGAGAGTTCCCTCTCTCGAATTTATTATGTTGATAAGTTTAAGAAGTGGGTCAACACAAAGAAGAAAACGTTTGATAGTCTACAAAATGATAGACCACGAATTATTATCCCACTCATTCGTCCAGATGGTACATGGTTTGGCATTCAGGGTAGATCTCTGGCAACACATGCTAAGTTAAGATACATCACAATAATGTTTGAGGATCATCAAAAGATCTTTGGACTTGATAGCATTATCCCTGAGGAAACAGTTTATGTCACAGAAGGACCGTTCGATTCATTATTCATTGACAATTCCATTGCTATGTGTGGTAGCGATGTTGACCTTAGCGGTTACAATTATCAATTCGTATTCGTCTTCGACAATGAACCAAGGAATAGGCAAATCGTCTCTAAAATTGCTAGAGCCGCCGACCAAGGTCATCAGGTAGTCATTTGGCCAACGACCGTTAAGGTTAAGGACATTAATGACATGGTGTTGGCAGGACTCAACCCTTCTGCTATAATAAAAGACAACACTTTCACAGGGTTGGAAGCAAAACTTAGACTAAACAACTGGAAAAAAGTATGAGCAACGGTACTAGTGTTGTCAAAAGGAATGGGGTAGTGGAACCCCTTAACCTAGAAAAGATGCACAAGATGGTAAGATATGCCTGCGAAGGTCTTGCTGGTGTATCTGAATCACAAGTCGAGATGAATGCAAACCTTCAGTTTCATGATGGTATTGCTACCTCTGACATCCAAGAAATTCTAGTTAAGTCTGCCAACGATTTGATCTCATTGGACACACCTAACTATCAGTATGTTGCAGCAAGACTGTTACTATATGGACTTCGTAAGCAAGTGTATGGAGATCACCCAGACTTTAGACCTTATTTAATAGACCATGTTACAGACTGCATTGAGAAAGGCGTTTACGATCCTTCCATCGTGGATAAGTTCAGTCCAGAAGAATGGTCGGAGATTGATGGATATATTGATAATGATAGAGATACTCTGTTTACATATGCTGGTCTCAGGCAGGTAGCAGATAAATATTTGGTACAAGACCGTAGTTCTGGTGCTCTCTATGAGACACCTCAACAAATGTACATAATGATTGCAACAACACTGTTCCAATCGTACCCTGCTGAGACTAGACTATCATTTATTAAGAGGTACTATGACGCAATCTCCAAACACCGAATCAACATCCCAACCCCCGTTATGGCGGGAGTACGAACCCCCCTTCGTCAATTTGCAAGTTGTGTTCTGGTTGATATTGATGACACCATCGATAGTATCTTTAGCAGTGATATGGCTGTTGGCTACTATGTCGCTCAGAGGGCAGGCATCGGTATTAATGCGGGTCGCATCAGGGGCATCAACTCGAAGATCAGAGGAGGAGAAGTTCAGCACACAGGTGTCATCCCGTTCCTTAAAAAGTTTGAGTCAACTGTTCGATGCTGTACTCAAAATGGGGTCAGAGGTGGTTCAGCAACCGTCCACTTCCCCATTTGGCACCAAGAGATCGAAGACATCCTCGTCCTCAAAAACAACAAAGGAACAGAAGACAACCGAGTCAGAAAACTCGACTACTCCATCCAGTTAAGTAAGATATTCTATGAACGTTATATCAAAAATCAAGACATCACGTTATTTTCCCCTCATGATGTTCCTGGTTTGTATGAGAGTTTTGGGACCCCTGATTTTGATAGGTTATACTGCCAGTATGAGGCTGATGACTCCATCCCCAAGTCAACCATCGGAGCACACGACATTATCCACGACCTCTTAAAGGAGAGAGCAGAGACTGGTCGTATTTACATTATGAATATTGATCACTGCAATGAGCATTCATCGTTCATTGACAAGGTTAATATGAGTAACTTATGTCAGGAGATTACACTACCTACTGATCCTATCAATCATATTGATGATGAGGGTGGAGAGATAGCACTGTGTATACTATCTGCCATTAATGTAGGTAAGATAACTAATCCAGATCAGTTGGAAGAACTATGTGATCTAACTGTACGTGGACTGGAAGAACTTATAGACTATCAGCAGTACCCTGTTAATGCTGCCAAGTGTAGTACATTAGCACGTAGATCATTAGGTGTAGGGTACATTGGACTAGCACATTATCTTGCTAAGAATAATGTCAAGTATAGTGATCCAGCAGCATGGAGTATGGTTCATGAACTCACAGAAGCATTCCAATACTATCTACTCAAAGCATCTAATCGATTAGCAGTCGAAAGAGGGTCATGTGAAGGTTTCCAACAGACTAAGTATGCTCAGGGTATACTTCCTATAGATACATATAAGAAGGATGTAGATCATCTAGTACCAAACGAGTTAAAGCATGATTGGGACGGTCTTAGGTATGATATCGCCACCTACGGTCTTAGGCACTCAACATTGTCCGCACAAATGCCTTCGGAGAGCAGTTCCGTTGTGTCAAATGCAACCAATGGAATCGAGCCACCTAGAGACTACTTGTCCATTAAAAAATCAAAGAAAGGACCTCTTAAGCAAATTGTTCCCGCCTATGCTAGTCTGAAGAATGCATACACATTGTTATGGGATATGCCAGACAACACAGGGTACATTAATATAGTAGCAGTCATGCAGAAGTTCTTTGATCAGGGTATCAGTGGTAACTGGAGTTATAATCCAGAACATTATCCTGATAACGATGTACCTCTGTCTGTAATGGCAAATGATTTGCTTAATACATACAAGTATGGATGGAAGACATCATACTATCAAAACACTTACGATGCTAAGAAGGAGATAGATGAACCTGCACATCCAATAGGATGGAAGGATGAGGACAACCTTGTTAACGCTTTAGTTGACGAAATCCTCGCTGGTAATGAAGCAGAATGTGAGGCTTGTAATGTTTAGTAAAGAACTGAAGGAGGGGACTTCTAAGTCCCACTCAGCAGCAGAGAATACCAAATTTGTATCCTCTTTTCTTAAAGGTGTTGTTAGTGAAGAGAACTTTCGTGGTTTGATTGCTAACTTCTACTTTGTTTATCGTGCTATGGAGGAAGAGATCTCCAAGCATAAGTCTGACCCTACCATTGGTCAGGTGTACTATAAATCTTTAGAAAGAACTAACTCTTTAGAAAGAGACCTTAGATATTTCTATGGTCCTAACTGGAGATCAATAGTAGTTCCATCAGAAGCAACCCAGAAGTATGTTAATCGCATACGTGAGGTAGAACCTTATCTTCTTATTGCACATCATTATACTAGGTACATGGGTGACCTATCTGGTGGACAGATCCTTAAGGGTATTGCTGAGAAAGTATTATCTTTAACGGGTGAAGGTTTACATTTCTATGATTTTCCTGACATCTCTGACGCTAAGGGGTTTAAGACTACCTATAGGACACAACTTGATGCTCTGCCGTTGACGGAGCAACAGAAGAGTGCTATTATCGAGGAAGCAAATTACGCTTTCCAACTTAACATGTATTTGTTTGATGAACTAGAAGGTAACGCTACTAAATCATTGTGGAAGATGCTTGTTAACGCTATTACAGGACGCTAATGGGTACGACAGTCTTTAACCCTAAGCAGGTAGACACCACGAAACAGATGATGTTTTTCGGTCCTCCCTTGGGCATGCAGCAGTACTGTAGATATAAGTACCCTGATTTTGATAAGTTAACACAGTCAATGTTAGGATATTTCTGGAGACCAGAAGAGGTATCACTTCAGAAAGATCGAGTTGATTATAAGACACTCAACTCACAACAGAAACATATCTATACTTCTAACCTGAAGTATCAAATACTACTGGACTCTGTACAAGGAAGAGGTCCAGGCATGGCATTTAAACCCTACTGTTCGTTGCCCGAACTAGAAGGTGCCATGAGTGTGTGGGAATTTATGGAAGGGATTCACTCCCGATCATATAGCCACATCATTAAAAATATATACGCAGACCCCAGTGAGGTACTAGATACCACACTAAATGACGAGAAGATTATTGCACGAGCAAAATCTGTTACCAAAGCATACGATGAGTTTATAAATCTTGCTCACGAATGGGATACAGGTAACATGTGGCGACCAGATTCACAGGGTTCCCCCTCAGTAGAATGGTGCCGTAAAGATCTCAAACGATTATTATACAGAGCAATAGCAAACGTTAACATATTAGAAGGCATTCGTTTCTACGTGTCTTTCGCTTGTAGTTTTGCTTTTGGTGAACTTAAACTCATGGAAGGTTCTGCGAAAATTATATCCCTTATTGCACGAGATGAGAATCAACACCTTGTACTCACTCAGAAAATAATGAAGAAGTGGGCTGAAGGTGATGACCCCACTCTCGTTGATATTATCAAGGAAGAAAAGCAAAATGTAAAGCAAATGTTCATTGATGCTGTAGAAGAAGAGAAGGATTGGGCAAATTATCTTTTCTCTCAAGGAACTATGATTGGACTGAATGAAAGACTCTTGAGTCAGTACATAGAATGGATTGCTAACAGACGTATGAAGTCTGTAGGCATTGATCCCATCTATGATATCCCTGCTAGGAATAACCCATTACCATGGACCGAACACTGGTTAAATAGTAAAGGGCAACAGAACGCTCCTCAGGAAACTGAGATCGAATCCTATGTAGTCGGAGGTATTAAACAAGATGTCCAACAAGACACTTTTGCAGAATTTGAGCTATGACCTCTTCACCAAGGTCTTGCACCGATGGTTTAAAAGATTACATGAGGTATCAAAAGAAATGGAACCGCAAGAAGTGGTCTCCAGAGTCGAAGGTGATTGGCTGTGCCAAGACCCCCGAAGCTGGTATAAAGGAGCACTTATCTTTCCTACGTTCTCTGAAGGAGGATTTGAGGAAGACAGGTACAGTGTTAAGAAAGAGAGACAGGATCAAAAAAAATGTTGAGCAGTAACTACCGACTAAAACTTACAGACATTTGTTGTCGCATGTTGACTACAGATGGTGTCGAAGTCCTCTTAGATGAGAGGATCTGGATGAATAAGTTATGCGAACACAACATACATGCAAGGGAACTTAGAGATTCCTTGCTCTGTCCTTATAAGATAGGCTAAAATTTGTAACGTACTTGCTAAATACTATTAGGGTATGGTAACATACTCTTATCGTTCATCCCAGTAGTGGGACGCAAGTAAGCCGACTCGGAACGGAGTATCGTTCATTCCATGATTCCTTTTTTGATTGCTACTTCTTTAACCTGCTCTGAGACACATGATCTTGTCGATAAGATGAGAACATATAAAGTCGAAGAGGAGACACGAACTGAAATGATTCAGATCGTGAAAGATGAAGCAGAGATTGGTTGTTGGGACGCAAAAGCCGACTGAAGGAACGGGGTCTAATCCACCTCACAATTCAGGAGAAAAACCATGGCTGTAGTAACATACAGAGGTGTCAAGTATGACACCGCCGCTCCCAAACAGGAGCACAAGGAATGGGCAGAGAATGTCCACAAGACAGAGCACACCTATAGAGGTGTTGCCTACAAGCCAAAGGCGGCATAAGATTTGGAGGGTGTGTTGACACCCTCTTTTTTTATGCTATAGTATTATAGTTCTTGTTCAGAATTGGGATTTCTGCATGAACACCTAACCGTTCACACAACTAGGAACTAGACTATGGCACTAACCGATGTTACACAACGTAAGGGATTTAATGGTGATGGAATCATTGACCTTGCAGATTTTGATAGCCTTCCAGTGAAGGAGCAACTTAATGCTAAGTTTTTAGGATTTGATTTCCTTGACTTAGATACAGTAAATAAGTGGACTGATGACTATAAGAACATTGCAATACGTGATGAGAAAGATAACGTTAGATTAGATGAACTGTCTGACAGTTTTTATAGGCAGGGATTTCTAACAAAGTATTGGCCACCATGTGTGGGTATTGATGATAATTCACCTCGTGATGGTAGAGGAAGGATTAGAGCAGCACTCATGAATGATGAGAGATGGATACCTGTTGCTAAGTATAGATATGATGATAGAAGTGAAAGAAACTATTTAACTAATGGGTTGATTGCTAACAATCATGATCCTTCTGCACGTGCCACCCCACAGAATTTTATTGATGTTGGTGTTACTCTTATTTCTGAGGGTCAACTGCTCTGCAATAAGAATGATGTTGTGGATTGGCTTTATGGTGAGGCAAATGTAAAACACTTCTGGCCAAATGATACTTGTAAAGGTGTAATAACTAGAATTATTGATACAATTTTAGTAAGAGGTAGTAAAGATGGAGCTCCATTAACACACAGGCAAGATAGACCTGATTGGCAAGAGTGGGTCACTGATACTCTAGGGTATACGAAGAAAGATTTTTGGTTATGCTCTGCAGATAATGTATCGTATCTCTTTAGAGCATGGTGTGAAAAGATTCTTCCTTCTGTTTCTAAGGGTATTTCCCCTGTAAATATTATCCTGTACAGTAACTCTTATGATCCTAATAAATGTCGGAAGAATGTTCGTCAATGTGGGGATAGTCTTGATACCTTTTATCGTCAATCCTTTGGCCTGGTAAACGATAGTTTAAAGGGAGTCATAGAAGTTAAACCTTCTGAGACCCGTCCTTATAAAATATTAGGATGTGTTCCTCAGATCGTAGGTGAACATGATTTAAACGGTGGTTTGATTCCAGTTGACGAATATTAAGTTGACTCCCTGATCTTTTATGCTAAACTGGACGCAGTAAAACTAAATATTGTAGTCCAGCTTATACCAATGAAAATATTCCTAGACAGTAGTAACGTAGAAGAGATCACTGCTGCCGTGGAGACGGGGTTAGTTGATGGTGTTACTACCAACCCATCCTTAATGCTTCAGGCAGGACAAGATCCTAATGAAGTACTGAAACAAATTACTGGACTGTTCTCATGGGATGCCTCAGTATCTGCTGAAGTTAGTGGAGAAGTAGCAGAGAACATGCTAGACATGGCAGAGGAATACCTCAGCATTCATCCAAGTATTACAATCAAAGTCCCATGTAATGTAGAGGGACTCAAAGCATGTAAAGAATTATCTGATGATGAGATACCTGTTAACGTTACCCTAGTATTCTCTACAGCACAAGCAATTCTTGCTGCTAAAGCAGGTGCTGCATACGTATCACCATTCGTGGGTAGGGTCAATGATAACTCCTTTAGTGGGGTTGAGTTGATCGAACACATCAGTAGAACTTATAAGAAGCATGATGTCAAGACAGAGATCCTTGCAGCGAGTCTCAGGGACGTGTTCGATGTGTCAAAGTGTTACGAAGTAGGTGCAGATGTGGTAACCATGCCCCCAAAGATCTTCTGGGGGATGTATAATCATATTCTAACCGAGAAAGGGTTAGCCAAATTTAACGAGGACTGGAGGAAAGTCTTAGACCGATGAAATGTGAAGTACAACTCTACGTTGCAGGAACAGTCATCCGAGAGGTGGTTCAGTGTCGTAACTACGACCATGCTAAAGAGATTGCTCTAGCAAGGAACCCTGGATGTAAAATCATAAGTGTCACCGCTATATTCACATGAACGCACTAATCATTTTCATGTCCTTCTTGGACTTCATATTCTATCCTACTATAGTAGCAACAATAGTTGCTGTTATCATTGAGCAGATTGTGAGAAGGATAAGTAATCCAGAGTGGAACGATGATCAGAAGTTGATCAACACTACCATGAGGATACGTAAGTTCTTCTATAGACAATCAATCATTATCAATGTACTATGGTTCCTAGGGTATGCTATACTAATGCTTACTGTAGGTAGGCAGCAACCAGCAGCAATGCCTGATATGATTTGGCAAGGATAGATGTGGGTTGAGGAAGACCTCCACGTGGAAGAATACTTCTGTCCATTTGAGAGTGAGATAAACCCACGTTTGTATGATCTTATTGTTAAGGCACCTCAGAATACTGAACCGCCTGATAATATTAATGCAAAGATGACAGACTGGCACATAGAATGTGATCAGTTAGTTGATTGGGTAGCAGAATGTATTTACAAAGACTTCTCTGTACCACCTGACACTTTAAAGTGTTCGGAGGTATGGGGAGTTTTATATAATGAGGGTGACTTTACTACACCTCATCAACATTCACCTAGTCTATTCTCATTCGCTTACTATGTGAATGCACCCTTTGGTTCTGCTCCATTAGTATTCTTTACTTCTAACCACAAAATATATCCTGAACCAGGTATGTTAGTGGTCTTTGAGAGTAGACTCAAGCACGGTGTACCACCTAATCATTGTAGGAATAGGTGTATGGTAGCAGGTAACTTTATACATGCAAGAGACAGTGGAACCTATGGATTATAAAACTTCAGGTGTTGATATAGATGCTGCTAATGCATTTGCAAAGTCTATACCTATTGCTAGTCATGGATTTGGTGGAACGTTCCCAGTGCCTACTGGATATGAGAAACCTGTCTTAGTATCTGGTGCTGATGGTGTCGGAACTAAGATGAATATATGTAGAGTTGCTAATGATTATACTACTATTGGTATAGATCTAGTTGCTATGTGTGTCAACGATGTGATCACTAGTGGTGCTAAACCATTATACTTTTTGGATTATGTTTCCACTAAGAAGATAGATGACAAGGTTGCTGACATCATGGTTGGTATCCTTAAAGGATGTGAGATAGCAGGGATAGATCTCCTAGGTGGAGAGACAGCAGAGCATTTCAGACAGAGTGACTATGATCTCGCAGGATTTTGCACAGGTATAGTAGAACAGGCCGAACTTATAGATGGAAGACTTATAAAACCAGGTGATAAGATCATTGGACTGGACAGTAGTGGAGTTCATAGTAATGGATATACTATTGTTAATGATGGTCTATGGAGACATCATCTAGTATATAAAGACCAACCAGAACTCCTTACTCCAACTACAATCTATGCTCCTTTAGTTGCTGATCTATTAGATGAGTATCCTATCGTAGGTATGGCACACATCACAGGTGGTGGACTGGTTGAGAATGTCCCACGTATATTACCTAAAGGATTAAAAGCAGAGATTGATTACGATTCTTGGGAGAGACCAGAGATTTTTAACATCATACAAAATAATTGTGATGTGGCAGAGGAAGAGATGAGGAGAGTATTTAATCTTGGCATAGGGTATTGCCTTATTGTACCTCCTGATGTTACTATAGATATAGGTAAGGTTATAGGGGAGGTAAAAATGTGAGTAAGAAACCGATACCAGGATCTTACATCGATACTCAAGGTATGGGTGCTCCTGCTGATCCTAATTACAAAGGACCAAAGGGAAAAGTAGATTACAAACCTGCCATCGTTAAACCTCGTAGGTTATTCACAGAAGAGATGGTTAAGGAGGCAAAGATTCTCATCAATGAAGTATTAGATGAGAGAGAAGGTAAGTTTGATTACACATCTTATTTTGACACTGAAAAGTTTAAGCACACAGTATTAGAAGAGGAACCACCTTATGACAAGAGACGACACTCCAAGAATAGATCCAAGTGAATACATGCAGAAGGGATGGGACGAATCACCACTAGGTGCTCATCCTTACGTCAAAGGATCCCGTCACAATAAGATTGGGATGTGGGTAATGTGGACCTACTATGTTATTTTTATCCTCATGGTCATTAGACTTATAGTTGTATTAAACTCATGAGAATAGGAGTAATGTGTTCTGGGAATGGCACTAACTTCGAGAACATAGTAAGAACCTGCAGTAAACATGAAGTTGTGTTGATGATACACAACAAGAAAGAGTGTGGTGCCATCAAGAGAGCAGACAAATTAGGTATAGCTCACTGCAGGATCTCTACCAAGGATGAGGATCAAATGATCCTGTTGTTTCAGGCATGGAGAGTTGATCTCATAGTATTAGCAGGATATATGAGGGTGTTATCACCTGATTTCATCAAAGCATTTCCTGATAAGATAATTAATGTGCATCCATCTTTGTTACCAAAGTATAAAGGAATGCATGCCATCGAACAAGCCCTAGATAGTGGTGATAAGAAGACAGGATGCACTGTTCACTATGTAAATGAAGAGTTAGATGGTGGTAAGATCATAGATCAATCAGTCGTGATGATTTGTCCCGATGATGATGTAAAGACTTTAACTCAGAGAATACAACAGGCAGAGCATAGATTGCTTCCATTAGTAATCAATTCATTATGAAACCGCAGAGTGCTAAGGGGAAAGGCCGAAGATTCCAACAGTGGGTACGTGACATGCTCATAGAGCATAGAGATGTGCACCCAGAAGATATAGAGTCACGTAGCATGGGTGCTGGTGGTGAAGATCTCATCATGGCAAGAGATGCTAGACAAAAGTTCCCGTTTAGTATAGAATGTAAGAATGTAGAGAAATTAAATGTATATGAGGCATATGCACAGGCATGTGCCAATGCAAAGGGTCATGAACCTATCTTGTTTATGAAGAAGAACCATAAGAAACCCCTTGTTGTTGTTGATGCCGAATGGTTTATTAAGAATGTTTACAATACCGATTGAGTCTTTCAGTGTACCTAACTGGGACCACTGGAAACCAGAAATATTATCTAATCTAACTACTGGTAGCACACTAGCAGAGATAAACTCCAGTGGCTACGGTAAGTTTGATGACATGGAGTCGGATTATTTTGACAATAATAATAGTCAAACCCTCCCAAGATATTATGATGTCGTTACAGAGGCATTACAACCCGTTCTAGAGGAGTTTGAGGAGTCTTATCCGAGTGATATAAAGATCACAAGTATGTGGTATCAGAAAACATTTTCTGGACAGATGCATGGAGTACATAATCACGGTGTTTTAGGTGTGTCTGCTGCCTTCTATATCGAGTTCGATCCACTTATACATAAACCTACTACCTTCTATGCACCCTTCCATAATTTTTTTAATGGAGACATGGTATCATATACTCCAGAGGTGAAGGAAGGAGACATAGTATTCTTTCCAAGTTACTTACTACATCAACAGGATCCAAACAAGAGTCCTGTTATTAGGACGATAATTTCTTTTAACATCGCAGGTTATACTCCAGTACATCATGAATTACAGAGATAGATATGTCACCGTTGATCTTGAGGATGATGAGTTCTCAAGGATACTTAAAGAGATAGGAGAACCTAAGTATGAACCAACAGAAATCGAGGACGTACGTCAGTCTTCTGTCGCCTTTATTGAGTCGCAACTCCTCAAAGATGTCATCCAAAGTTATTGTCAGCGAGTTAACGAAGCTGCTAAGTGGCACTTCGATCTCGACTTTCTGGAGCCTCTACAGATTTCGAAGTATGCAGAGGGAGATAGATATGATTGGCACCAAGACGAATCAGAGTGGTGTAGAAACAAAAGAAAAGAAGAACGAATAAGAAAAGTCTCCTTCGTACTTCTTCTGAATGATGACTTCGAAGGTGGAGAGTTTATGTTACTCAATCAAGAGATACCATTAAATAAAGGGTCAGCAATATTTTTCCATGCTGACGACTATCATCAGGTTAATGCAGTTACTAAAGGAGAACGTATGAGTTTAGTAGGATGGATACAGGGGCCACCATGGGTATAGATCAAGCTATACTTTACGATGGCATGGTTGCCAAACCTCGTACTGATTTTCTGTACACAGAATTCATAGACGAGAAGGCAACTGATGCATTGGTAGATTTTTATCACACTCAAGACATCTTTGAGGGTGGTGAAGGGCAGACTATCGATGATCAAGGTGGTGGCATGGTCAACAAAGACATCAAAGACTCCATGGATTATCCTATCTTTGTAGGTATCCAAGACCGTAGAGTCAGAGACTTCACTGAGGAAGTCAATCGTGTCTGTCATAACTATGCTGAGAGATTTCCACTGTGTACTAAGACAAACATGTGGAAGATGGAAGAGTTCTTTAACCTTCAGTACTATAAACCTGGAGGTGGGTATCATCTATGGCATTGTGAAAGACAATCATCAAGCAGATCTAACACGTACAGACATCTGGTTTGGGTGGTATACTTAAACGATGTTCCTAATGGAGGTACAGAGTTCTTTCACCAGCAACAATACATAGAAGCAGAGAAGGCAAAGTGTTGCATCTGGCCATCAGATTGGACATTCACCCACAAAGGACGCAAGTCCGATACTCACGAAAAGATCATAGCAACAGGATGGTATCATTTCATATGAAACGGGTACTAAAATGGATTAAAAAATGGTTAGACTTATCACACCCAACACCTTGGAGGCATCATAAATGACATTCACACCATATCATCAAGCAGTAATCGCAGCGAAGGCAGCAGTCATCGAAGGACTTAAGATTGACGAGAAAGAAGAAACACTCTCCGAACTATGGAGACATTACATGGGACTACGTGCTATCGAACAACAGAATCAGCACACAGAACTGGATGACAACAAGCCAACTGAGAGTATTACCTTTAATGTGAAGGATAATTTTGGATCTGATCCATTTACAATGGAGAACCCATACATCCCAGCGATGAATGGCCCATACATCCCACTAGACTTAGGTGACGCAACCATTGCTGCTGATACAGTAACAGTTGGTAGTGGTTTGATTGGTGGCATGGGTCAAGATCACATTACATTTTCCTGACATAGGTAAAAATACTTGACAGAAGTTTTAGATTTACTATATAATTATGTTACGTTACTTAACATAAGAATGAGCGACTTCCAAATGGCAATATTATTTCCATTTGTACCACTTTTAGCCTTCATTATCATCGAACTTCTCTTGGACATCTCAAGTCCAGGAGATGACGATGACGATCAAGGTGGTGGCAAGATGATCCCCCAGTATATTCTACAATAAATACTGCAGACCCGATCCTTATCATGTGTTCTCTAGAAATTAGAAAGGGAGATCGTTGGGTAAAACTTAAGAATTATTCCAGGATCTCTAAAAGAAAAGCAGAGTTTTATCTGACGCTTTGTGATATGATGATAAGGGTTCGACCCGATGTCCCTATTATCAGAGTAGTGCAGTATGATCCCTGAATGGAATTACGAGAAGAATGATCTCGATGCAAGAAAATTTTGCTTAGGTGCAATCGTTAGTGCTCGTAAACATAACATTGACAGAAACACTTATGAATTCTGCCAATCCTTTGTGGAGTCAGGGAAAGCAAGGGAAATTATAGAGCAAGAGCTTCCTATGGAGGAGGCATTTGCCTTGATACAGGATGAGTATCAAATGCTACTTGACAAAAGACTTAACAGAAAGTTATACTAAATAATTCGTCAGGTTAATCTGACTGCGGTGACCCCCTTATAGGTTCAGGGTTAGCGGCGATAGGAACCTATTGCTATTGGATAAAGTCGTATATTATTTCGACTTTTGATTACCAAATACCCCGAAAAAAAATCGGGGTATTTTTTTGGTCTGCAGGGATTTAAAAAATATGCTATACTAAATACTATCACTCACCCCCACCATTGGCAATGGATTGGGATCTAGAATTACACGCAGAAAGACTTCAGCATATGTTAACAGTCTACCAAGATCACATCGAGGAACTAGAAGCAGAAGCAAAGGAAATGCAGAAAGAAATTGTCTTTCTGAAAGAACAGCTTGACTTAAAAACACTTGGTTATGAGAAGTATGAAGACCTTAATCAACGAAGGTAAAGTAAAGAGCGTCTATGACTATCCTGGCGATGCCCAGAAGGTCGAGATGCTTTTTCATGATAAAGTTACAGCATGGAATGGTAAGCACGTAGAATACCCTGAAGAGAAGGGTGCTACGTGCTGTTTAATTTCTGCATTACTCTTCGAGATGTTAGAGAGGGAAGGTATTAAGACACACTACCTTGATCTACCATCACTTAACACTATGGTGTGTAGGAAACTAACTATCATACCTGTTGAGGTTATCGTTAGGAACATTGCTGCTGGTAGTATCGTAAAGAACACCAACATAACAGAAGGACAGTTAATTAATCCACCTATAGTGGAGTACTTCTTAAAGGATGATGCTAAAGATGATCCTCTCCTTACATATGATAGAGTAAGACTGATGGGCATTGACCCTGAACCTATGAAGGAGCAAGCACTGCTAGTTAACTATCAGTTGCAATCCTTATTCACCCTTATGGGTATTGACCTTGTAGATTTTAAATTGGAGTTTGGACACGATGCTTTTGGCGATTTATTCCTGGCTGATGAACTATCACCTGACAACATGCGACTCTGGAAAAAAGATACGAAAGAGAGATTCGATAAAGATCTTTTTCGTAAAGATGAAGGAGACATTGTAGAAGCATATAAGAAAATACTATTCCAAGTGGAGCAGTTCGCATGACTGAGCACAAATACAAATGGGAGGTACTCCGATGAAGATTACACAAAAGATTATTGATGACCTCACTGAGGCATTAGCACATACCAAGAAGGATGGTACTGAGAACTGGAAAGATGGAGATGAAATAGATGTCTGTCTTGCTGGTACATTTGCAGCAGATAAATTTATT